GAATGATGTCAGCATCTTTTTCATTATGAAGTTGCAATGACTTGTTTGTTGTGTGCTTTTTTCGATAATTTGCATTTGCACGCAATACATAGTCGGGGGTTTTGTTTTTGCTCATTTTATACTCCTGAGTTGACAAAAATGGCGGGTTGCCATTTTATTTTAAATTCTTTGGCTTGGCGTGTGCCGTGCCAATGCCCATGCCAATGCCCACGACGAATGTGAGGGCGTTTTTTGCTTGTTTGTCTGTGCTTACCTTGCTCTATCTGCTCTTGATAGTGCCGAATTTCACCGCCCAGTCTTGAGCCGACTTCATAAATAAATGGCTCGCTTGGTGGGATAAATACACCCGTTTTTTTATTTGTTTGATATTTTGGTTTATCTAAATTGGCACGGCTGACAGGCTCGCCCTTATGCATAATTTCAGGCTCGGCAACGCATAGCCAAAGCAGGTAGGGCAGTAAGACTTTGATAAGTTCATTTGAGCCGCCATCACCAATTTTATTATCGGCGTAAGACAGCGACTGCATGACCGTCATATCATCATCTAAAATAAGCGTCAATGGCAAGTAAATATCATCATCACTGTCTGTGTCGATGATAAAGTTAATTGCTTTTTGTGGTTTTGAGTTGTATTCAATCAAATCATACACCGCCCAAAACCCCTTGATGTGCTTGATTTTGTCATCTTGTGTGATGGCAATCTTGGCACTGTCGATATCAAGATATACACACCATTCGGGCAGGTTTGAAAAAATGCTGGTGGGCGTGTCATTGGGGATTGCTTTGCTGTCTTTGATGATTTCACTATCAAGACAATAAATGCCGAGCGTATATCGCCAAGTACCGAATAGGTACAACTGATTAAGCGTTTTTAGAGCGTTTACGCCTTTTTCGCTAAACGGGTCGCTTCTTGTCTGCTCATAAGCGATGGCGGTTGACATATCAAGCAGAGATGCGTGTTGCATTGGAAAAAACGCAAACTTATTTTTGCTCGCAAGGTAAGCTTGTTGCATTTTTTTATAGCACGCTTTAGCGTTTGTAAATTCTTTATTGAATTTGTGCATTCGTGCAATAGTATGGTGCATTTTTAAACTCCCAAAACTCCATATTTAAAAAAAGCAGTTTTAAGGCTTGCTTAGGTCTTGGGATTAAACCAAATCAGCTTTACAATAAACTTCTACATTATAGTAATCAGCATATGAATGTTCTACAAACTGATCACCTGTGTTTGTTGTGTATACACCATCTTCTTCTGTGTAGCTGTCATATGCTTGACCGCCTGCATAGCTTAGTCGAGCTAGTGTACGGTCTCCTTTGCCAAAATATTCATCACAGATTTCCTGCACTTCTTTGACAAAGTCATCATCATCTAAAGGCTCATGGTTGATTGCGTGTTGGCTGTCAGGCGTGTGTGGTAATTGTAAGTACAATTCATCACCTGCTTCAGTATTTGCAGTTACGCCAAATTCATTGATTTTGATATTAGATAGTTTCATTTTGTGTCTCCAGTTTATTACGATTTAAGTTTAATCAAGCTTTCTTGTCTTGATGTGTGTATTATATAATGAATAGATATATAATGCAAGCATTATTTTATAAAAATATTCAAAAAGTTTATAAGTTATTGATTTTGATTAAATTAAATGCTTTTAAAGATTAAAAAAGATGATTTTTCAGAACATAGCATAAAACCCCAGCACTTGGCTGGGGTTTTGGTAGACGAATGGTAGACTGTACAAATGTTGTTATATAGCTTTTAGTATTATTATTTATTGTTATTTGGTAAGACGGTAGTAAAATAACTTATTGATTTTATTATGAAATATTGCTATTTATCGCTATAAGCTTATTTCATAATCATAATTATGAGTCCTCTGCTCTAACCAACTGAGCTATAGGCCCAAATTTGGATAAGAAAAAAACCAATGATGAATGTCACTGGCTCTTTTAAATTTGGTGGGGACGGAGAGACTCGAACTCTCACACCTCTCGGCGCTGGAACCTAAATCCAGTGCGTCTACCAATTCCGCCACGTCCCCAAGTTGTTTTTCAAGCGATATACGCATTCTTGATGTTGGGTATTATATAGATTTTTAAAATTTTGGCAAGCTTTTTTTTGATAAAATGATAACAATTTCATAAAAATTTTATAAATTTTTGATTTTATTGGTTATTTATAAACTCATTTCGCCTGCTTGTTGGATTTTATATGAGAATCAGGGGTATTTTCACGAATTTTGTGGGAAAATTCTGCCGATGATATGGGATTGTGATGATTGTATTGTTCAACTTTTGGATTGATGAATGCCAAAGCTTTAAGCTCATTAAAACTTAATCTGTATCGATTATACCAATTTCGTATAAATATTCAGGCAAACGACCCGATAATAAGATGCGATAGTCATTGGGCGCGTGCGTATTGGATTTATTAAATCAAATATTGCTGTTGTACTGTTTTTTAATAAAGTATTATACCAAGAAGGGTGGGTGGCAAGAGTTTTAGCGGCATACAAATAAGCCAAATGAAAGCAAAGTATGTGCGATATTGTCGTTATCCCAAATTGAGACAATCAAATCCAGTGATTTAATTTGGGATAAATCATAGCGGCGTACTTCCCATCTAGGCAAATAGTCGGTTTTGCTGATCCATTCAAAATTTCTGACATTTTTGACAGTAACTTGATCACCGATTTGATGAAATTGGATCTGTGCCTTAACTTCATCTTGCCAAGGTCGATCATTGCTTGGCTTTTGAGCATATAACCAAAAGGTTGTTATGCTTAGCGTGGCTTTTAATAACAGTGTCTAAGTGGCAGCTGAGCGTCGAAAAGCGTATAGATAAATGATTGGGTAATACTAGTATGACAGGATAAGCTGCTGAGCCAAATGGTCTATGCACCAACGCTAATACTGCCCAAATTTTCCATAGCCCAAATGCCAAGTGCCGTAAAAAAGATGCCAAATCCGCCAAACTGGGCTTAGCAAATGGATTTGGGTGCTGTAATTTTTGTCGTAACTGATTGGGCTTAAATGGTATCATGGGTATTGATGAAATAATTTTTAATCATCATAGCATATATGATAAACTGAGTATATGTGATAAACTGATTGATAAGAATTATTTGGATAACTAAAGGTACTAGCAATGATTACTGAGCTTAAGATAACTGAATTTACACCAACCAAAGATAAGGTCATTTGGGATGTGCGTGATGCCGAGCAGTACCAAGAAGGGCATATTGAACATGCGGTCAATCATCCGCTTAGTACAATTGATAAAACGCTTTTGGATGCCACAAAAGGTGATATTTATGTCTTATGTGGCGGCGGTACTAAGGCACAAAAAGCAGCAAAGCTCATCAATGAGCTGGATAATGACCGTCGTATCATTCATTTAACTGGTGGTACCCGAGGGGCAATCGCCAGTGGCATGGCGATTATTTCTGAGCAACCGTTAGAAAGAAATTAATATTTTTTATATTAAAATCAATAAGGTATAGATTTTATGGTTTATTTTATAAATTAGTGGTTGACAGCTTGGAGCCTTAGTTGTATTATACGCACCACAACGACGAGCTGATAAAGAAGCTTGAAGTGATAAAATCGGAGTGTAGCGCAGCTTGGTAGCGCATCTGCTTTGGGAGCAGAGGGTCGGGGGTTCGAATCCCTCCACTCCGACCATTTAAAGCCTGATAAGCTTTTTTGTTGGCATTGTCAACACATTAAGACACTCGAGCGCCTGTAGCTCAGTTGGATAGAGCATCTGCCTTCTAAGCAGGTGGTCGCAGGTTCGAATCCTGCCAGGCGCGCCATATGCCTGCATTACTATGGCGGCTATAGCTCAGTTGGTAGAGCCCCGGGTTGTGATCTCGGTTGTCGTGGGTTCGAGCCCCATTAGTCGCCCCATCTTACATTCTCTTAAAGTCTATTAAAGACTATTAAGCTCAAGAAAATCAATATCTTGAGCTTTTTATTTGCTTTTAAATGCTATTAACGACTATTAACGACTATTGAAATCTATAAATAATAACAGTATAGTAGACAGTACAAAACTCAAATGTACTGTTATTGACTCGGATATACTGTTATGGCTCGAACAACCAAACCCCTCACAAATACGCAAATAGATAAAGCCAAACCGAAAGAAAAAGTTTATCGCCTTTATGATGGCAATGGGCTTGTGATGAATATTACACCCAATGGTGGCAAATATTGGTATTTACAGTACAAGCACCCCAACTCAGGTAAGGCTCAAATGCACAAGCTTGGTAATTATCCAGCACTCAGCTTGGCGGATGCACGAGAAAAGTCAGCATTTTACCATAGCCTACTCGCTAAAAATATTGACCCCAAGCAACATGATTTACAGCAAAACGCACAAAATGACTTATTAACAGTCTATCAAAGCTGGGCGAAAACAAAAGACTATACAGAAAAACACCATGCTAAAAATAACAATTATGTGCGAGACACAATTGCTATTATCGGCAATAAATCAATCGCAGATATTAGTGTGCCTGATTTAGTTCGTGTGCTAAAGCCTGTTGAGTCAATCGGTCAGTATGAAAAACTCAAAAAATGGCGGAGTTTGCTTAACCAAATTTTTGCTTATGCAGTAGCGTCTGGACATATTGAACATAATCCAGCGTTAAATCTACGAGGGGCATTTGGTACTGGTGAGGTAAGGCATAATCCAGCCATATTAGATGAAAAGCGATTGGCGGAGTTGGTGCGTGCTATTGATGAATATCACGGCAGCATTGTAACACGGCAAGCACTCAGATACGCTTTATTAACATTTGCACGGCCTGGCGAAGTTAGGCATTTAAAATGGCAAGATATTCATGATGATTTTTGGCATTATCAGCCGTCGAAGACTCGTAAAAAAACAGGCGTTGAGATGATAACACCGCTATCATCTCAGGCGTTGCAAATTATTCATGCAAGGCAAGCTATTAAATGTAGCGATTTTGTTTTTCCAAGCGTTACAGGCAATACTCGTCCATTGTCTGAAAATACACTCAATCAAGCTTTGCGACGCATGGGATTTGATAGCAGTGAGCAAACAACGCACGGTTTTCGTGCAATTGCTCGAACGCTTTTAGAAGAAAAATTCAAATATGATTATCGTATGATTGAAATGCAATTAGGGCATTTAGTGCGTGATAGTAATGGCAGGGCTTATAATCGTGTCACTTGGCTAGATGAGCGAAAAGAAATGATGCAAAAATGGGCAGATTATTTAGATAGCATCAAATAAAAAAGCCCCAAATCGGGGCTTTTTTTATGCTCTTGTTAAAATCCAGTTATCGATATCTTGCTCAAGCCAATAACTGATTCTACCATCTTTTTTGGGTGGGATAAACTCACCTTCTTTGATTTTTTTATAAATCGTCGCACGCTGCCAGCCTGTCTTTTCAATGACTTGCGGCAATCTCAATCGCTTTAAGCTGCTCATATTCATCTAATCCTCCAAAAAACCAGCAGTGATAGCAAAGCCAAAACAAATAATAAAGGATATAGTAGCGATAATAGTTGTACCTACAAGGTACACAGATAAAGCTGATATAGTCAGCATAACTAATGCACCCAAGAGTGAATACAGTAAGGCACTAGTAAAATTTGAAATATTAAATCGCATATTACTTACTCATCTCCTAGTACTGGTTTACCGTCTTTATAATCTACAATGACTTTACCTGTGTAGGCATCTAAAGGTATTATTTCATCACGATAGTAGTTATCATATTCACCAAGGAACACACCGCCCCCATAACCTCTGATAATATCTTTAACTACACCCCTAGGCAGTAAGATACTACAGATAACATAAGCATAACCGTCATCAAGCATCTTTTTAACGATTGTATCAGGTGTTGGGTTTGACTTAGGTTTTTCAAATTCCTCGCCGTATAGCTTACTCAACAGCTCGCAGTTTTCCTCGGTTGCGTGGAAAATAGAACTGTATCTATGAAGCTCACGGTACTCACAGCCAGACTCTTCAAAGATAAAGATGTTGTCCTTATCTTCTTTGGCAACTAATAGCTTCTCAGATTTACCAGCAGGTTTAGTTAAGACACGAATGTCTCGTGAGACTAGAGGGTGATAAATCTTATCACCAGCTTTAAATGTTGTTTGTTTAATCATTTCATACTCTCCTTTCATCTTATGCCGCCATCTGGATAAAATTTACCGTCTTTTTCCACCGCCACCAGTGCCAAAACTCTCATGGCGGTTTTGTAGGACATGCCTATGCAGGTTTGTACATTAGCAATAGTTAAGCCCTGCGGATTTTTTGTAAGTAATTTAATTACCTGATTACAAAATTCATTAAAAATAAGCTCTTGTTGCTGCTGGCAAAAAAGACGAGCTTCCGTGTCAAATAATTTTCTATCCATCACACACCCCTTTGTTTTTCATAAATATTAAAAATAAACGCCATAGCATCCGCCAAAAACAGGCGTTGGCTTGGCAGTACTTGCTTATCATCAATCTCATGCACATGGCCCAATAGCCACACCAGATAGTTATAGACAGCAAAAAGGGAGGATAGATTAATCTCGCCACCGCTCGCCAAACTACGCTCATAAGTCAAAAGATGACAAATGGCGTTATTTTTGGCGTCAAGGGCGTGAGCGGTGCTAAATTTTAGTGTCATAAGCACACGATGAATTTTTGTGAGTGTTAATTTTTTATTTTTAACAAGCCCATTTTTATCATTTACCTGCCCCTGACAGCTTTTGTCAGCACTCATAATCTACCCCTTGGTGCAGCGTACAGCGTAGCCGTCAGCTTGCCATGACAGACACTCTTGATAATCTATCTCAGCTTGGCGATCAAAAGCATCATCAAGCACTTTGCTACACGCAAAAGGCAGTGATGCAAACATAGCAATAATAAGAAATTTTGGGAAAAAATCAGTTTTATTGACTTGAGTGTTCATATTGTACTCGACTAAATTGTTAAGATGGGAAAAATTATACCATAAGTTTAATTTTGTGCAAGCAAAATTTAAACTTTAAGTTTAAATTTTTATTAAACCTGTGCTATAATAAACGCAAAGCAAAAAAACCGCCCCAGTGGGACGGTGAAATGAATTTTGGAGTATTTTGATGAATAAGCAAAAAGTAGAACCCTACTTGACCTTAACCCAAAGCGACAGACCAAACGCCCGTTTTGGCGAAGTAGAATTATTTTTAACCTGTCAGCGTTTCTCTGATGACGAAAAAGCCCTCAAGGGTTCACATGAGTATGCGACAGATGGCTACGCCATCGTTACCAGTGTAGGCTATTTGTTGTTTGAGCGGGTGTCAGATAGCACCTTTCGTTTTATCGGCTTTACGACCGTAACACCAAAAAAGACCGACAAACGCTATGCCATATTCGACCAAGAAGGTTACTATGGCAGATTCTTAGGGAATAAAATTCCTTAACCAAGTGAGTACCGTGCCAGCAGTCAGACCTTTAACGATAAGCTCCTTGCATACTTCTACCAATGTTTCCCTAGATAGTGATGCGATGGCATTTGTGAGCTTTTGTTTTTGGTCAGGCTCGGCGTTGGCAGCGACATTATCAAGTAGCAGCTGCCTTAATTCATTCACATCTAAGCTAATATTGACGGCATGAAGCTCCTTATGAATGCCGTCATCTCTCCCGATATAGCTGATTCCCAGACTGGTAATACCGCAGCTTTCAAAATGTGAAATTTCACCCGAAGTATCCAGCCCTACCACTTCATCAGCATCATTATCAATCAAGTCCTCGTGTGCCATATACATCAGGTGTTTTGCCAGCGTTTGCTGATCGCACAGCCCCAGTCGCTCAACAGACACTCGCTTTGGTGTTTGCTCGCTAAGTACGGTCAGTATCTGCATCACCAATGTTTTATTTATAGACATTCTTTAAACTCCTCTAACCACTCCTACACCAACCTTCTCTTATGTTCCACCGCCACTCCAAGCACGGTAAAGGCTTGATGACGGCTGTCTATAACAGGGTAGTCCTCATTCTCCGCCACAAGGTGCGTATAGGGCGTGCCGTTCTCATCATATCCTTTTGGACGGTATTTGCGGAGCATTTTTTTACCCTCGCAGTCCACATACACATAATTGCCTGCCTGTGCTTCTTGTTTGACATCTATTCGCACACAGTCGCCGATGGCGAACGCAGGAAACATATCGTTGTTTATAATCGTTAGCCAATCATCACCCCCAGTTAGCTGACTGGCGTAGTTATTCACCACCGATTGATTGACTGAACCACCGATGTAGCCGTGTTGGTTATTGACTTGGTTTTGGTTGGCTTGCTCTCCCAACAATAACCAGTTGGCATCAACGCCAATTTCTTTAATGACATTGGTTAGCGTGTCCACGCTAATTTGCCCCTTTTTCCACTTTTGTGTGGCTTGTGCGGTTACATTAACGGCTTCCGCTACCTTTGATGGGTTTGAACCTGCTTGCTTAATGGCAAATTGTAATCTCTCTGCAAAGTCTGACATTATGCGTCACCTTGTTTATACCTTTGGTATAAATTCTAAGGCATTTCATTCAAAATTAAAATAAACTGTAAGTTTAAACTTAACTTTACTTTTTGTTAAACCTATGGTTTAATATGCAATATTTTCTTTTGGAGATGATTGAGCATGAATGATAATCCAGTGCTAAAAGCCGTTACTCATTTTGGCGGACGAACAGAAGTTGCCAAAATCACGGGAGTCTCGTATATGGCGGTCAAAAAGTGGGAGCAAAACGGCTGTTTTCCACGCACCGAATATACAGGCGAAACCAGCTATGCAGAAAAACTTAGCCAAGCCAGTGAAGGTATGCTGTTGGTCAATGACTTGCTTTCACGAACCAATAACCAATAGGCAAATTAAAAACCCCCAAGTGGTTCAGACTTGGGGGCAAAATGTTTAAAGTACACAATAAACGAGAGTATTATATGACAAACCTACCCCAAATTCAACCCCATGACACACTTACCCAAGCGGTAAATGCTCGTGAGTTACACGCATTTTTGCAAAATAAAGACCATTTTGCAACTTGGATTAAAGACCGTATCGCACAATATGATTTTCAAGAAAATCAAGATTTTGTGACTTTTTCGGAAAATTCCGAAAAAGGTCGTCCACGCCTAGAATACGCCATCACCCTAGACATGGCAAAAGAACTCTCTATGGTCGAGCGTAACGAGCAGGGCAAGATGGCTCGCCGTTATTTTATCGAGTGTGAGCGTGTGGCTCGTCAGGTCATGACTGCCCCCATGCCAGTCCGTCCTACCACGCCCACACTGTCCAAGGTGGATTTTGCCGTTTTGCAGACGGTCGTGCGTGATTTGTCAGCACAGATGGCACACCCAAAGGCGAGCGAGATGGCAATTTGGGCGAGACTGCGTGCCGTGTGCGATGTGTCCAGCATTCACAACATTCGCTATGGCGACATGTGGACGGTGCAGGGCGAGCTGTCTCGCATTGGGCGTATTTTGCGTCCTTATGCTGATTTTCGCAAATCCACCGAAAAAACACTCATCAAACGTATTTGCCTAGGCGACCACAATGCTGTATGGGAAGCCATCAAAGTGATGGATGATACCGCAGACGGCTATTCACTATTTGTTGATGATAAGGCGTTTTATGCCTTAGAATGCTTGGCGATGGGGGCGAGCCATGAGTGATAAACGCCCACCCCTAAATTTTGACTACATCCAAACCCAAGCCACAGGTCATTATGTCAGCCGTATTTTTCCTGCCGTTGGCATCAAACTACACGGCAATGGCAAAAAGCATCAGCCTTGTCCGCTGTGTGGTGGTACAGACCGTTTTCGCTGCGATGATAAGGACGGCACAGGCTCATGGATTTGTAACCAATGCGGTGCTGGCACAGGCTACACACTGGTGCGTGATTACACCAAAAAAGACGCATACGAAACGCACGCTTTGATGGCTGACATTTTGGGCATTGATGGCGGCAGGCAGATTAGCGAAGCGGACAAACAAGCATGGGCAAAAGCCCAAGCCGAACGCTTATCCGCCCAAAAACAAGCCAAAAAACAAGCACGGCAAGCCGCCGCCAAAACCGCCCAAAACCGCTTTAACACCGCCACGCCCACCGACACCCACGCCTATCTTGCCAAAAAAGGCGTACGCTCGCACGGTCTTAGGGTAGATGACAAGGGCAATCTGCTCATACCGCTGTATTATCACAACACCCAAACAGGCAACATCACGCTGTGTAATGTCCAGTCCATCAGTGCTGACGGCGGTAAATTATTCGTCAAAGATGGCCTTGTCGGCGGTGCATTTTATACGCTTGGCGATGTGCTATCTGGCGATACAATCCTAATTTGCGAAGGCTATGCCACAGGGGCAAGTATTTTTGAAGCGTTAGGCAGTATCTACCCTGTCATCATCACTTTCAATGCTGATAATATGGTTAAATGTGCGTCTATTATCCGCACGCTGTACCCACAACACCGCTTGATTTTTTGTGCTGATGACGATAAAGCTACAGAAATTAAGACAGGCAAAAACACAGGGATATTAGCAGCCAAAGAAGCTGTCAAGATTGCCACAGGCGAGCATATCAGCCCCGACTTTGGCGATGACGAACACACGACCACAGGTGAGCTGACCGATTATAACGACCTGCACGCTCATTTTGGCATGGATGTTGTCAAGGCTCAGCTTGTCCATGCCCTAAATCGCCCACGCCCCAAAGTCATCACAGACACGCACGGCGGTTATACCCTAGATTATTTGAATGAAAACTTTGCCCAAATCAAAGATATTGGCAAAGTCACCAACAAAATCTATGACCTAGTCAATCACACCGAGATGACCAAAACCCATTTTATGGGACTTGTCGGTCGTGAGCTTGCCAATGCGTGGCTTTTTGGCGGTAAACAAAAAACCATTGACCGCCGTGAAGTACAAGACAATACCGCCGAACAGTTTGCAGCAGCGTACGGCAATATTTTTGAGCAGTATTGGTATATCCAAGGCACAAAAGAAGTGTTTAATTTTAAAACTTACAAAAGACAGCCTGTTGATACCTTACGCCTAGAATTCCCCAACGAATTTGATGCGTGGAATAAATCAAAAAGCCGTCAAAAAGTGGAATCGGACAACATTTGGTTTGACCCCACGGACAAAAAACGCCCCCAAAACGGCGAAAACTACATCAATACATTTAAGAGCTTTGTCATACAGCCTTTTACCGCCCAAGAACTGGGCATTGATGATGAAAAGTTTAATGAACATTTCATGATGGGCATGTGTTCGCCTGTTATCAATCTTATCAAGCATTTGTGTGGCAATGATACCCATGCCTTAGACTGGGTGCTAAACTGGCTTGCCATACCCCTACAAAACTTAGGCACAAAAATGGATACCGCCTTGATTGTCCACGGACACATTCAAGGGGCTGGCAAATCGCTGTTTTTTGACCGTATCATGAGAAAAATATACGGCTCATACTTGCTTACACTTGGGCAAGGACAACTGGAAAGCCAGTACAATGACTGGGTAGAAGGTAAGCTGTTCGCCGTCTTTGAAGAGATTTTTCAGGGCAAAGACCGTTACAGCCACATGGGTATGATTAAACAGCTCATCACAGGCAATACCGTTTATATTAACAAAAAATTCATGAGCGGCTGGACACAAGATAACTTTGTTAATACCGTGTTTTTGTCAAACGATATGCAGCCCTTATCGCTGGATGAAACCGACCGCCGTCATGTTGTGTTATATCCGACCGCCGTCATTCCCGATGCCTTGCGTCATGAAATTGGGGCGGCGATAGATGACCCAAATCAGTCGTTAATACGAGCATTTTACACTTATCTTTTACTAAAAGACCCCAAAAATCAAAACGCCCACAGCACAGCCATCAATACTGAAGCCAAGGCACAGCTTACAGAAATTAGCATTGGCAGCCACGAGCGGTTTTATATGTACTGGAAAAATGGTGATTTAGAGATACCCTATGCCACTTGTTTGACCACCGACCTTTATCATTATTATGTCATTTGGTGCGGTCAAAACCGTGAGTATGCCCAATCTTCCGCCAAGGTTTTAAGATATATTGCCCTGCGTGAACACAAAAAACGCATACGCTATCGATACAAAATACCAGCAGGCAACCACTTAAAAGACGACACAAAGCAAGGGATGGTATACATCATCGGTATTGATGAACAAAACCAAAATCCCCACACATTTGGACTTTGCATCAGTGCGTTCAGACATGCTATAATGAAAGCTAAAACACATCATTCTATGCCCCAAGAAAGCATTCGTTCATCTTATGAAAATTCCAACCCATTTATCTGATTAATCTGTGCATAGTGTGCAGGGTTTGTGTAGGGTCTGTACAAACCCTGCACACCCTGACAAACCTTGATATTCCTAGCTTTTAGCCTGCCTTGTTCAAAGTGCAGGCTAATTTTTTATCTACCGCTTATCACAAATTTTTATTTTTAAAAAAAGTTTCTCAAAAATTAAAATCAACCCTGCACACCCTGCACACCCTGCACACTTTTTAAAATCTTTATTAAAACCAATGGGTTATAAATGTCAAATCTGTGCAGGGTTTTGTTCATGGTTTAAAAAATTTGACAAAACCCTGCACAGCTTTTCATAATATCCAAAAATTTTAAGACCATGCTCATGACAAACAAAATACCCAAAGACCAGCTCATTGCCGTTGCCGAAAGTTTTGCAGGGGTTAGCCGATTTGCTGATGCCTGCTATCGTTACTACTATTACCACGACCAAGCCAGCCGTGATTATTTGTTGTCATCATTGGCGGTAGAGTTTGCCGAATATCTGACTAAGATACCTACCAAACATCATCAGCCCATCATCAATACCGCCTTGATAGAGATAAGCTACCCCCAAAAAAATCTTAGTCGCTCTACTTTTTGTGCAAAAGAGCGGGCTTGTTGCATGGGAATTAGTCGTCGCCAATACTATAACTTACATGCAGGTGAAGCCATTGATAATATCATTGGCAATATTACAGGTATTGCCAAAGTTGTCGCTGGCAAGGTTCGTGAACAGCTTGGAATAAACTTAAAACTGGGCTATTGACAGATTGCACACTTTTTGCTATCATTTTGTCAAAATCAATAATTGTAACTAAACGCTGATGACGACATTGTCATCGGCGTTTTTTATTGGTAAATCACGGAAACCATGGAAAAACTTGGCAACTTACCGCCACGCTTAAAACCCACCCAATCCCACACCCCAAAGAAAAAATGGGGTCAAGCTCGTGGCGGACGATGGTGGCGGCGACTTCGTGCTGAATTTTTGGCTCGTAATAACTACACCTGCCAGTTGTGCGGTCGTGTTGGCGGCCGCTTAGAGCTTGACCACATCGTCAACAAGGCGGTCGGTGGCACTGATGACAAAACAAACCTACAAATCTTATGCTACCAATGCCACAAAACCAAAACCCAAAGCGAAAGCAAGGCGGGGGGCGTGCTACAATTTTTGGGCTAAGCGTGCGGACACCACGCCCCCTCTCGTTTATAAAAAAAATTTGATTTGGGAAAAAAATCTCCGTTTCTCCGCCAATGGACGCAGTAATAAAAGTTACATAAAATTACATTATAAAGAATATAGAAAGGTTAAACATGGCAATCACTCAGAAGCAGGAAGCGTATGCTAAGAATGTGGCAAGTGGCATGGACTTTCATACAGCAGCCCTAAAAGCTGGCTGTAAAAATCATGAATCTGCCCGAAAGTTCGTGGCGGACATGGCAAAGCGTGAGAATGTGCAAGCCCGTATCGCTGACTTAAAAAAAGTACAAAACGCTCTGGGGCAAGACAGTCAAAACAACCAAGACAACCAAAACAATCACGACGAGCCGACTGCCACAGTGCCAGACGCACCACAGACCCCAAAATACGAAACGCCTTTGGGGTTTTTGACCGCCGTTTTTAATAACGCTGATGGTCTGTACACGCCAAAAGAACGCATTAACGCCGCCATCGCTTTATTGCCCTACACCGAGCATAAACTGGCTCAGACAGGCAAAAAGGAAGATGAGTTGGATAATGCAAAAAATAAAAGTGAAAATGGGCGATTTGCCACACTGTCAAATCAGGCGGACATGTTCGGCAGTGAGCTTTTGCAATGAAATACATGAATGATGCTTGCGACACCGCCGAATTAAATAACCCTGCCGATGGTCAGGGTTTTGTTTATCCAGTGATTGACGGTGAATGTAAAATCATGCGGTATGATGATTTTATCAAAGAGTTTTGTTTTTTACCAAAAGACATAAGGTTGAATGATGAGTAATGATTTGATTAACCACCCAGCACATTACACTTCTTGCCCGAGTGGGATTGAGTGCATTGAGATTACCGAGTTGTTACCGTTTTGTTTGGGTAATTGTTATAAATATTTGCACCGAGCAGGATTGAAAGGCGATGAATTAACTGACCTAAAAAAGGCGGTATTTTATGCTCGTCGTGCTTATTTAAATGATGAGAAATTGACCGAAACAGCCCAATCGCTGATTTTTAAAGTTGCTCGCCATCAGGCTGACGAAAAAAGAAAGATTTTATCTTGTTTTGCCGCTGCCCACATAAAAAAATTTTACCTATTTTTACAAGAGCATGTTAGCAAATATGAACAAAAGCGTAACACCAACATGGACAACCGCTCTACCTGATTGGCAAGAGCGTATCGTCAAGGGCGAGTCCCTTATCCCATGTAAACCGCTGTTTACCACGATGAGTGACATTGCGTTGCGTGTGTTTAAAGAGCTGGCACTGGTTGATGTCATCGGTTGCCCAAAGATTGGAGCGGTGAGTAAAGCGTGGGTGTTTGACTTTGTGGCCATCATTTTTGGGGCGTATGACCCTGCCGCCAAAAAACGCTTGATTAAAGAGTTTTTTCTGTTAATCAGTAAAAAAAACTCAAAATCTACGCTAGCCGCTGGCATCATGCTGACCGCTTTGATTTTAAACGAACGCCAAAGCTGTGAGCTTGTCATCGTCGCCCCAACCAAGGAGGTTGCCAATAACTCATTTTCGCCCATGCAAGACATGATACGAGTAGATAGTGAATTATCTGCTCTTTTTAATGTCTCTGCCCACACCAAAACCATCACCCACCGATTTACAGGGGCAAGTTTGAAGGTCATCGCCGCTGAGTCCAACAGTTTGGCAGGGGTCAAGGGGGCGTATGTGCTGGTTGATGAGCTTTGGGTGTTTGGTAAGCGAGCAGGGGCGGCCGCCATGCTCCAAGAAGCCATCGGGGGGCTTGCATCTCGCCCTGAGGGCTTTGTCATCTATTTATCTACCATGAGCGATGAAGCACCTGCTGGGATTTTTAAGGAAAAGCTGGATTATGCTCGCTCGGTGCGAGATGGGCAGATTGATGATTTGCGTTTTTTGCCTGTGATTTATGAATTTCCAAAGGCTTATATTGACAGTTGCGATTATATACAGCCTGAAAATTGGTACATCACTAACCCCAATTTGGGGGCGAGTGTGGACATGGATTATCTCACCGATACGCTAAAACGAGCCAAAGAGTCGCATGATAAAAATACCTTGCAAACCGCCCTTGCCAAGCATTTAAATGTAGAAATTGGCATATCGCTTAGAGCCAACCGCTGGGCAGGGGCGGAGTTTTGGGAACAAGCAGGGCGAGCGTTTAGCCTTGATGAACTCATTGAAAAAAGTGAGGTCATCACCATGGGCGGAGATGGTGGTGGTCTTGATGATTTGTTAGGCTGTGCCGTCGTTGGACGCTTGCCCACCCCAAAATACATCTACACCGATGATAACAATATCCGCCATGAGGTCAAACAGTGGTGGGTGTGGGTGCGTGCGTGGTGTCACCCCATCGCCCTAGAACGCAGAAAACAAGACGAGCCACGCTACCGAGATTTTGAAACCGATGGCGACCTTGTCATCGTCCAAAATGTCGGCGATGATGTTGCCCAATTTGCTGACATTGCCAAAAAAGTCTATGACAGTGGCAAACTGGATAAAATCGGTCTTGACCCTGCTGGGGCAGATGATATTGTCATCGCCCTTGAAAGCATTGGCATACCCAAAGACACGCACATGACAGGCGTGTCGCAAGGCTGGAAGCTGGGCGGTTATCAAAAGGTGTGTGAGCGTAAGATTGCCAGTGGTGATTTGACGCACGCAAATCAGCCCTTGATGGCGTGGTGCGTAGGTAATGCACGGGTTAAACTGTCAGGCTCTGGGGTAAGTATGAGTAAATCAGAAAGCGGTAACGGTAAGATTGACCCTGTGATTGCCATGCTAAACGCCGTGGCACTCATGAGCCAAAACCCTGCTCCACCAAAGTCGGCTGATGATGTGGGGGTTTATTTTTGACAAAAAAACAAACCCGCTCATAGAGCGGGCAGATAAAAAACAGGGCGATGGCGGACTGCGGGAACAGTCCACCACCCCTACGACAAACCGAGCTTGTCGCAAGCGAGACCCTGCCACTGTGTACACAGCGCGGCAAGGTTATCACATTTTTAACAAAATTGCGATAGGTTGAGCCATGAAACAAATCAATTGCCGCTGTTGCGGACGATTATTAGCAAAAATTGGAAACTTTAACGATTTAGAAATCAAATGTCCACGCTGTAAAGCGTTTAATGTTTTGAGCGTCAAGAACGCCTTATCAGAAGTCCTAAGAGACTCAAGCACAGGTAATCTTGATGAGCAAAGCACATCACAAAGCACCCCTACCATTTGTGGGGCAAAAACGAATGTTTTTAAAAGAATTTCGCAAAATTTTGGATAAAATACCAAATTATGGCGAAAACTGGACAATCATTGATGTATTTGGCGGTAGTGGGCTACTTGCTAACAACGCCAAAGCCTATAAGCCCAACGCCACCGTCATTTATAACGACTTTGACGGCTATACTAAGCGATTAGCACATATTGATGATATTAACCGTTTGCGTGCTATTTTGTTTGAAATGACAAAAGATGTGCCACGCCAAAAACGCATATCAGACGAGTTAAAGGGGCGAATTTTACAAGCGATTAACGACTTTGATGGTTATGTAGATGCAAGAAGTGTCAGTACTTGGTTGTTATTTAGTGGCAAGCAAATCAATCACATCAGCGAGCTTACCGACCACTCAATGTATAACACCGTCCGCACCAGTGATTATGATAATGCACAAGATTATTTAGATGGGCTGGTTATCACGCACGAAAGTTTTGACACGCTGATACCAAAATTTGCCGACAAGCCAAATGCTTTGCTATTGCTTGACCCACCTTATGTTTGTACCGAACAAAAGGCGTATGCCCTAAAAGGGTATTTTGGCATGACAAAGTTTTTGCGATTGATGAAATTGGTGCGTCCGCCATATCTATTTTTTAGCAGTACAAGAAGTGAGCTGTTAGATTATATGGATTATCTCAAAGACTGCGAGCCTGTCATGTGGGAGCTGGTGGGCGACTTTGAGAAAGTGAGTGTAAACAGCCATGTCAATTATAATGCTGAATATGAGGATAATATGATTTTTAAATTTTAAAAATATTAAAAATCTTGGCAATTAAGACTTGCTATTGTTGGTATAACGAGCGATACTGTGGTCATCAAGTTAATAAACCCTTTTAAATCATGGAGTTACAAGATGACCGCAATCATTAACCAAGAACTAAACGCCCAAGCATTTGACGAAAAAACTAGAATTTCATTGTATTGTGGCTTAATTCAAGATAAATTGATTGACACAATCAATATGCAAGAACCAAGTATCGCCGATAGCATTGTCATCGCCCATATTGAAAATGAGCTGTCTAAGTTGATTAAATTTTTAAATCAAGGTAAATATTAAACCATAAATAACAAGAAAACCCTGCCTATTGGTGGGGTTTTTGCTTATCAATTATTGGAAAACCCCATGACCAAAGCCTATTCAACCCTACAAATTAAATCGGTAACCGACAACGATGATGAACGCATCATCACAGGCATTGCCACCACGCCATCCACCGACCGAGATGATGATATTTTAGAGCCTTTGGGGGCAAAATTTACTTTACCAATCCCCCTATTATCGCACCATAATCACAGCCAGCCTATTGGCGAAGTTATCCAAGCGGAAGTTACCGCAGGTGGCATTTTAATTACTGCCAAAATAGCCAAAATTGACGAAGAAGGCAAGCTGAAAGAACGCATTGATGAAGCGTGGCAAAGCATTAAATCTGGACTAATCAAGGGCTTGTCTGTTGGCTTTAAAATCAAAGAATACAGCTATATTGAAAATTCTTGGGGCTTGCACATTAAAGAATGGGAGTGGTGGGAGCTGTCAATCGTTACCATCCCTGCTAATGGCGATGCGGTGATAACGAGCGTTAAGCAAATCAAAGAGGCATTTAGTTTGCCCCTGCAACCAACCCCAAATCCACCGATTAACCCCATTGTACCACCACCAACCCCAACCACAATCACGAAAGCAACCCCCAGTAATGGTGCGGTCGCTTTAATTTTACCCAAAAACGGAGTAGCACTCGTATGAACTACAAAGCACAACTTGCCCAAATCATCGCCACCATCAAGGCAAAACACGCCCAAATTGGCGAGATTATGACAAAATCAGTCACAAGCGGACACACACCAAGCGATGATGATGAAGTCCAAATCACGGTATTAGAAGGCGAAATCGCTCGCCTAGAAAAGAATGCCGAACGCCTAACCAAACTGATTAAATCAGTGGAAACCGCCCCAAATCCTACCGAAATCGGTGGTGAAAATCCAGAGCAAGCGGCGGCAAGTGCCAAAGGCGAGCCAATTCCCCAAAACCCAGAGCAGACCAAAAGCGTGCAAGTAGAATCTAATTTGCCCAAAGGCATCGGCTTTGCGTTGTTGGTCAAAGCGTCCACCGTTGCCACCACATCCAAAGGCGGCATCACCACTCGTGAAGTGCTTCAAGGTTGGGGTGCCCCTGACATTGTCATCCGTGCCGCCACTCAAAAGGCGGTCATCGGCACAACAACTGATGATAAATTTGGCAAAGAACTCATTGATTATGCAAATTTAACGGGGGAGTTTATTGAGCTTGTTCGCCAAAAAACTGTTGTGGATACAATCGCTCCTCTAATGCGACAAGTGCCATTTAATGTCAAAATCCCAATGCAAACCGCAAGCGGTTCGGTTGGCTGGGTCGGCGAAGGCAAGATGAAGCCTGTGGGCAATCCTGAATTTGGCTCGATGACTTTAAGCCACGCCAAAATCGCAGGCATTGTACTGTTATCGGACGAGCTTATCCGCTTTTCTAACCCCAAAGCTGATACGCTTGTGCGTGATGATTTGGTGGCAACCGTTGCCCAGTTCATTGATCAGCAGTTTTTTGACCCTGACAAGACAGAAGCTGCCGAATCGCCAGCGTCCGTGCTAAATGGCGTAACTGCCATGACAGCAACAGGTACAACCGCCGATAAGATTGACACGGACACCAACACACTCATCGCCCAGCTGGTAGATGCTGGCATTAGCTTAGAGGGGGCGGTGTGGGCGATGAGCGAAACCCGAGCCATGCAGATTAGCGGAATGCGTGATGCTTTGGGACGCATTTATTTTGAGGGCATGAATTTAACAGGCACACGCTCGCTTAAAGGCTTGCCAGTGCACACCTCTGGCAGTTTGGGCGATAAGATTGTGCTGATTGTGCCAAGTCAAATCCTACTGGCGGACGATGGCGGTGTGGATTTTTCGGTATCAGGTGAGGCGACCATCAATATGGGAACAGACGACGCCCCAAAAATGGTCAATCTGTTCCAAAACAACTTAACTGCCATCCGTGCTGAACGCTTTATCCGCTGGAAACCACGCATGACCAAAGCCGTGGGGTATATTAAATATACAGGTTAGTCAGATAAAGCCTTATTTGATGAAGCCCCATGAATGAAAATGGGGCTTTATTTTAGGAGATTTCATGCAAATCACATATTTAAAAGACGCACCGCTTGGGGCGGTGGGCGAGACGCACGATGTGCCAGAGCCACAGGCAAGAATACTTATCATTTTGGGCATTGCTAAGCCTGCTACCAGCCAATCCAAAGCAGACAAGCCCAAACGCAAAACCAAAACAACCACCGAAAATAGCGAACTGGATTTGTCCTAATGGGATTTTTTGATTTATTCCGTAAAAAGTCGGTCAATGCAACGCCTGCCCCTGCGTGGCAAACGCTCATCCATGAACCCTACACAGGGGCGTGGCAAAAAAATGATGAGCTAAAACGCACCGATTTGACCCATTTTCATGCGGTGTTTGCCTGCATCAGTTTAATTGCCGCTGACATTGGCAAATTACGCATACAAACCAAATCATCCCAAAATGGCGTACTTTTACCGACCAAATCACGCACGCACGCCATTTTAAAAAAACCAAACAGACATCAAAGCTGGCAGCAGTTTATTGAAAGTTGGGTAAGCTCTAAACTCTTGCGTGGTAATGCGTATGTCTTAAAACAGCGAGACATTTTTGGCGATGTGTGGCAGATGTATGTGCTAAATCCTGACCGTGTCAAGGTTTTAGTATCGGGCGATGGCGAGGTGTTTTATCAAATCAGCACCGATAAATTATACGGCTTAACCGATACCACTGTGCCAGCCTCTGAGGTGATACATGACCGCATGAACTGCTTTTATCATCCGCTTGTGGGTCTTTCGCCTTTGACAGCATGCGGCATTAGTGTGGGTTTGGGGCTGTCCATTCAGCATACCTCCGCTACGCTCTTTGGCAATAATTCTCGCCCCAGTGGGATTTTGTCCGTGCCATCAGACATCAGCAAAGAGACCGCCCAAAAAGTCAAATCCGACTGGCAAGCCAATTACTCAGGCATCAAGCGTGGTGGCATTGCTGTTTTGGGCAGTGGGGCAAAATACGAACCCATTGCTATGAGTGCAAGTGACAGCCAAGCCATTGAGCAGCTTAAAATGAGTGGTGAGACCGTCTGCTCCGTGTTTCATGTGCCAGCCTTTAAAGTGGGCATGGGCGAGATTAAGGCAGGACAAAAGGTGTCTGACTTGAACGAGATTTATTATTCAGACTGTCTGCAACACTACATCGAGGCGATTGAAAACTTGCTTGATGAACACCTTGACCTTGAAAAAGGCGTGGAGTGTGAGGCGGATTTGTCCCCACTTATCCGAATGGACAGCACCAGCCAAATGGCGTATCTCAAAGAAGGCACACATTCGGGTATTTTATCGCCCAATGAAGCCCGTGCCACGCTTGGCTTGCCGCCTGTGGTCGGTGGGGAGTCGCCACTCATGCAGCAGCAAAATTACAGTTTAGAAGCACTTGCCAAAAGAGACAACAGTGCCGACCCTTTTGGCAATGCACCTACGCCAAACAAGCCGACCAAATCCGCCAAAGCGGTCAAGCCACGCTACCGAGTGTATGCCACCATTGACAAGGATAAATCATGAGCCAATTTGCTACCCTTGACGAGGTTAAGCACCATTTGCGTTATGACGATACCGACAGCGATGAGATTTTGACGATCTATTTACAATCAGCACAAACAGCGGTCAAAAACTACATCACAGATGAGATTAACGATGACATGCTGCCTGCTCTAAAAGTTGCCACGCTTTTGCTGGTCGGTTATCTTGATGACAACCGAAACAGCGAGAACGGGGCAGAATTTGGTAACTATCTGCCTGCCCCTGTCCGCCAAATGCTTGCCCCTTATCGCACGCCCACTTTTTAACTTTTTGGGGAAACAATGAAAGCCAAACTAATCCACTCCAGACTTGAAATTTACCGCCAAAGTACCAGCCGTTCTGCCACAGGGGCGGTTAAGATGGATGAATGGGAGCATGCCTTGACCGTTTGGGGGCGGTTTATCCGCTTATCCGATAAGGACATCATCGCAGGGCAGGCACAGGGCAGCCAAATCACCGCAAGGGCAACAATCCGCCATCGCACGGACATCAGCCATACGATGCGAGTGCATTGTGGTGATCAAGAGTATGAGATAGTCGGCAAGCCTTTGGCTGATAACAAGACAGGGCGAGAGTATTTGACGCTCATGTTAAAGGAGGTTCTTGATGATAGGCAAAATTGAAGTTTTGGGCTTAGATAAGCTTGATAAACAGTTTGCTAAACTTGATGATAAAGTTAAAGATAAAGCCCTATCCAAAGCCCTAAATCACGCCTTAAACCCAATACGAAAAGATGCCAAATTTTATGCGTCTGTTGCCCCTGAGCCACATACGATGATTGTCAAAGGTGGTCGTAGGGTTGTTGTTCAGCGTGGGCTTTTGCGTTCAGCTATCCGAAAACGCAAAGTTCCCAAACGAGAAATGGGCGAGCTTGGCGGACACGGCGTGGCAATGGGTATCTATGTCGGCAAAGGCACAAAACAAAAAGAATACCCCAATTATTGGCATTTTGTGGAATACGGCACAAGTCAAATGCCTGCTGTGCCATTTTTACGCCCTGCCTTTGATAAAAATGTGCAGGTCGCTGTCAATGCTTTTGCAAAAACCTTGAAAGATGAAATTGATAAGATTGTCAAATGAACGCCAGCCAACTCATATATGAAAAATTATCGGCATTGGTAAATAATCAATGCTATCCCTTATTTATTCCAGAGCATAACCCAAGCAATCCGCCTTATATTATCTACCAAATCATCAGCACCGAACCTGATAATACTTTGGATGGCATGACAGGTCATGAGTGGGCAAATGTGCAAATCGATGTTTATCATCATAATTATGATGACTGTTTATCATTAACCGCCAAAACCATCAATCAATTAGACCAAATCAAACCGTCCATTTATCACGGCGTGCAATATATGCGTGATAATGCAAGTGGATTATTTAGAGCCATCATTGAATATGGTTTTTGGCAAACCTTAGAATTTTAATTTAAACCGCCAACTAGGAGAAATCTCATGGCAAAAGTTGTAGAAAATCTTGCTGACAGCTTTTTTACTTTGCATGTCTCAGCAGACGGTAACGAATACCAAAAAATAGAGCATTTGCAAAAATGCGACCACCCGAGTGAAGAGAAGGTATTGGACGAGGTAACCGCTACCGATGACCGCCGTACCGTCAAAGCCCCCATTGATTTTAAGGAGGAGAGTGAGATTGAATTTGAATACGCCCTTGACCCCAAAGACGCCACACATCAGCTACTGCAAACCAGTTTTGAGGGCGGTAAAGAGTTGCATTGGCAGTTAAAATATGTGGTTGCCACAGGCGAGTCCCGTCAATTTAAGGGCATCATCTCAAAGCTGACCACTGATAACAGCGACCAAAAAAAGAAAATCCGCAAAACTGGTACAATTACCATCACAGGCGATGTTACCAAAGTTACAGGTTAATTAAATAACCTAAACCCACAAAATCAAGCCATTTAATGATAAATGGCTTGATTTATTTTAAATAAATTAAAAGGTATATATTATGAGTAAAGTAGCAACATTAGCAACTGAATTATTGGCAGGTCTATCCGCCATCAATGAGCCAAAGAAAATCAACATCGCTGAATTTGATGGCGACATTTATATCCGTCAAATCAGCGTGGGCGAACAAGAACAAATCGCCAAACACCTAGAAAAGGAAAAAGGCAATAATATGGCGTTGTCTTTTATCTTTGGGGTATGTGATGAAAAAGGCAATCGCTTATTTAGCCTTGATGATTTGGACAGCATTAACCAAATTAATTTTAAGGCGATGTTGTCAGTTATTAAAGAAATCAACAAATTAAATGGGCTAGATATTGATACCGAAGACCACGAAAAAAACTCATAGCCGACAAAAGTCGGCTTTTTTTGTTTAAATTGGCAGGATATTTGGGCAAAACGGTGGGCGAGCTTGAACGCACAATGACCGCCCACGAGTTTGCCCAGTGGCGAGCCTATGACCGCCTTGACCCAATTGGCGGCTATCGTGGCGACATACAAGCGGCAATGATAGCCGCATCCATGGCAGGGGGTAAGCTGTCTGATTATCTCATCATTGACCCAAACCCCATGACGGACGAGGAGCGAGAAGCCTACGAGCTGGAACAGAGAAAAGCACAGCTACAAGCTCAAATGGAGCGAACGCTTGCGATGTTTTCTGCCATAGGTTGAAAAAAGATAGGTTTTTGGGTATGATACGGTTGTATTATATCCAAAAATTTAAGGATTTTTTTTATGAAAAATCGCTTTCTTGTTGGCTTGATTCTGTTTTTAGCTATTTTAACGCCTAGCTTTGCTAAAACTAATGTCCATAAGAGTGACTTTGATGGTTCGGTTACTATTAGAACAGAGCCTTCTTGGGTTAAATGCCCACAATCAAAAATGATGTGTCCCTTAGTTGGGTATGCATGGAGTGATGGCGAATTTGGCGAGCAGTACGCAGCTTTAATTATTGAAATTAATGACAGTTGGCTAAAATCATACCAGAGTATCAATAGATTGAAGCTAAATATTGATGGCGAAGTTACAGAGCTAAATAAACTTACGCCCAACCAGCCAACCAGTTACTCACACGACCAAGTTTCTGCAATCTCTATGGACTATTTTGTTATTCCATTGGATAAACTAAACTCCTTTGAAACTGCAGCCAGCATCAAAATGCAAGTTGCCACCGACAAAGGGCTGTATGATATGATTTATAAGGGTGGTAAAAAACAAACCAGAGCAAACAAAATGCTGTCTGAGTTTATGTCTGCTCTTGAACAAAATAAGCAAAAATAACCATTGATGCCAAAATCAAGCCCCCCAAATCAACAAACTTGGGGGCTTTGGCGTTCCAAATAACGCTTGAAATTTAGACCATTTTAAGGCATAATTTTACAAAATCAAAATTATATTTAGACGCTGACGGCTTGTGCTGTTCAGCGTTTTTTTATTATTACTTTATAAGAAATCATCATGGCAAAAGTTTTATCACGCTTAGACATCTTGCTCCACGCCAACACCGCCAATTATGTGCGTGAGATGAAAAAGGCGACCGACAAGACCAAAAAAGAATTAAAGAGCGTGGCGGACTATGGCAAGCTCGTGGGCGGTCAGCTTGGTATAGCTTTTGCAACTTTGGGCAGTGCGGTGAGTATCTCACACATCATTGCCACCGCCGACCAAATGCAAAATTTGGCAAGCCAAATCCGCCTAGCCACTGACAGCACCGAGCAGTTTCATGCCGTGCAAACTGAGCTAAGAGCCATCGCCAATGAACAGCGGTCAAGTTTTGATGCGGTTGTGGATTTGTATTCAAACTCACAGCGGTCATTGTCCGCTCTTGGCAAAAGCCAGCAAGATGTCATCAATTTCACTCGTAACATGACTATGGCGATGAATGTTGGTGGCAGGTCAGCACAGGCTCAAGCGGCCGCTTTAACCCAGCTTGGTCAAGCGTTGGCGTCAGGGGTGTTGCGTGGTGATGAGTTTAACTCGGTCGCCGAACAAGCTCCCATTTTGATGGATTTAATCGCCAAAGAGATGGGCGTAACATCAAATGCCATCAGAGACCTTGCCAAAGACGGTAAAATCACCGCCGATGTGGTTTATAACGCTGTGGCAAAAGCCACGGACAGTCTGTCCGCCATGTCCGCTAAGATGCCAACCACGGTATCACAAGCCCTACAAGTCATTAAAAACGAGTATAATTATCTTATTGATGACATCATGAACCAAAACAGCATGATGAGCCAAAACATTGCCAATGCCCTCTTATGGGTGGCTGAGCATTTTCGCACGCTGGTCAGTGCGGCAGCAATGGTCGGGGCGGTATGGCTTGGCATCATCGCTAAAAACTCTGCCTTAGTAACATCATTTGCCACACTGACAGGGACGAGCTTAGCAAATACAAAAGCCAGCATTGCCAACGCATTTAGCGTACAAGGTCAAATCACGGCTTATCAAGTCCTAGAACTTAAAATACTGTCGCTTAGCACTGGCTTAGGCTTTAAGATTGTGAAGACCATACAGGCCACAACAAATGCGGTTGCCTATGCTCGTTCATTGGTTGGTTTGGCAAAAAGTTTTAATACCGCCACAGCGGCCGCACGACTACACACGCTCGCCCTAGCAGGGGTTACCACCGCTAAACGAAGGGCGATAGGCGTGGGCATTCTTGCCACTCGTACCATCACAGGCTTGGGCGGTGCGTTTATGTCGCTTGGGCGGATCATCACCGCTCACCCCATCATCGCCATAGGGGCGGTGCTGGCGTCTGTGGTGGTCAGTACGCATGGGGTGACAGGTGCGATAAACAGTTTATCTGATGCCTTTGGGGTAGTCACACTCATGGCAAAGGATTTCATTGGATTTATTGGCGATGGCTTTTCAATGGCTTGGGATATTGTCTCTGCCTTTGCTGATAATATGCTTGCCAAAGTGGGTGATACCACAAAGGGCAGCACGGGGGCATTTTCTAATTTCTTTGCGACCAGCCATGGCGGCTTTGTGGGCATGCTACAAGTTGCCGCCAAAACCTTTGATTTGATTAACGCCGCCGCCAAAGCTGGAGCAAAAAACGCCCTGCATAATTTTGTACAGCTTGGCAAGACGACCAAAAATATCTTTTTGGGTATCGGCAATGCGTTTGTCTCAATCATTGAGATGATGATTAACAATGCCGCAAGAAAGATTGATTTTCTTAGCACCAAAGCGAGCAGTATGGCAAAGGTTTTGGGTATAGAAGCCAGCATTCCGCTGATTGGTACGGTCAGCCTTGGACGATTGCAATATGACAATGTTGATTTTGGGGCGGTGGCAAGCATTGCAGATAATAATACCAATTCAGCGTACAACTATGTCACACAGCTGGCGGATAAAGCAACCCAAGCCACAAAAGCCAATGCGTCACTGGCAGACAGTTATAACAGCGTAGGCAGTGCTGCGACAAATGCGTCCGATAAAACCAAAAAAACTGCCGATGACATCACGGATGCCATCAATGAGCTTGATGCTTTGGTAGCAAAACTGCATCATGAATCCCATCAGCTGTTAAATAACAGTCTATCAGAGATGATATTTGAGACGGATAACAAACTGGGCAAGTTTTATGAGGCAACCCAAGCACAAAAACAAAAGCTTAAAGATTTGGCAGGGCAAAAAGATTTATACACCGCCACCAAAAAAGCTAATGATGAATTAAAATCATTGGCACGCACCATCAAACTTGTGGGCAAGCAGACGCCTTTTGATGAGCTGGCACATGATTTGTTTGATGTTCGCCATGAGATGAGTGTGTTAAATGGTGAAACCAAAAACAACTTATTGCTTTGGGCGGCAAATGCCGAAAATGCCAAATTGGCGTTTGAGCTTAATCAAAGAAGCAGCCAAATCAAACATGATGCCATGCTATCAAATCACGCATCATCATATCAGCGTGAACTGCTTAACATTGAGCGGCAAAACAATGAAGAGCTACAAAAATACGCAGGATTAAAGCAAGATGGCACAGAGCATATTTATGAGCAGATTAAGGCAAATCTACAACTACACGCCACCGAACAAAAAAAATTGGCAACACACAAGGCGTATATGCAGCTGGTGTTTGACAGTCGTAGTGAAGAAGAAAAACGCCTTGACATTCTGGATGAACAATTAACCATCTTAGCCGAACAGCACCGCCTGCACGGCACCGATGTGTCTGCCCAAAGCAGACAGCTGATGAGTGAGCTGCTTGATTTGCCCAAGCCTGACAGCTCTGCTTTTGATGAGCTTAACTTTGAACATGAAACCCGCCTAAATCGCTTAGGGCGGTTTATGGATAAACAAAAACAGCTTTATAAAGACAACGAAGACGCACTCACACAGATAGCACAAGAAGGGGTGGCGGCAAGGATTGCCATTGATGAAGCGTACCAAGAAGCCAAACGCACGCTGATACTCAGCCAAAGTGAAAATATCTTTGAATCGCTGGCATCCATCACCAAAGACAGCCTAGGCGAGCAGTCTCGGCTATATCGTGCCATGTTTGCCATGCAACAAGGCTTTGCCATCGCCCAAGCTGGTCTTGCCATGCAGCAGGCCATCAGTAAAGGTCTTGCCAAGGGTTTCCCTGAGGGGCTGGCAGATATGGCGACAGCCGTATCTCATGGGGCGAAGATTGTCAGCGCCATTAAATCGGTGGTCATGCCAGTGGGTCAAGCCCATGACGGCATTATGTCTGTTCCCAAAAGCGGTACTTGGAATCTTGAAAAAGGCGAGCGAGTGCTACCACGGCATACCGCCAAAGCCTTGGATGATAAGTTAGATAAAATCGGCAATGGCGGCCGCCCTGTGAATGTCGTTATCAATAACTATTCAGGCGAAAAGACCGATGTACAACAAATGCCAAACGGTGATATGATGGTAACTATTGGTAAGATGATTAGTCATACCGTTGATGCAAAACTTAATCAGCGTTTTATTCAAGCACGCCGACAAGGCGGTGAATTATACGGGAGATAGTATGAAAGAAGAATATGTTCAACCATTGGCTGGTGGTATTGCCAAAATTTAATTTTTACCAAGATAAACTCAAAATGTAAACCAAATCACACAAACCTACCGATATCGGTAGGTTTTTTGTTGGGGTAAAAAATGAAAACCTTTAACTGGAAAATGAACATGGGAGCGTCCGCCAGTGTTCATCATGCTGTTAGCAAAACCCAATTTGGTGACGGCTATGCCCAGCGTGTAAGCGTCGGCATCAACAATCAGCGTACCGATTGGTCGGGGTCAAAAACAGGCGACTGGCAAACGGTCATCTTGCCCATCAAAACCTTTCTTGATGAACACAAAGGTGTGATACCGTTTTTGTGGACAAACCCGCATGGACAAACCAAAAAATATGTCTGTGAAAATTATGAAATCAGTCAGAAAAAAGGCAACTTTTGGGAGATTAGTCTTAAGTTTGAGCAATCAAACTCAGACGGTAGCAGTGTGCCGCTGCTTGACTTCAGTAATCAAAACAGCGGCACAAGCACGCCAAATTTGCCGCAGTCTGCATTAGATGACATCAATAAGAAAATACAAGATGAGATCGAGCGCAGTACTCAAAAAGATGATGCACATGACAAAGCGATTCAGTCACTTAACACGAGCAAAACAAGCTTAAGTAAATCGATTGATGAGATTAAAGAGCAGTTAGCGGGCGTTTCATCAGCGCCTGCATCTGTTACTTGGGATAGTATCACTGGCAAGCCGTCTAGCTTTAATCCGTCGTCTCATAGTCACACTATCAGCGACATCAGCGGTCTGCAATCGCTGCTTAATGCTAAAGCAAACAGCAATCACAGTCATGCTTGGAATAGTATCACTGATAAGCCACAAAGCTTTACACCGTCATCCCATGTGCATCAAGTAAGTGACATCGCTGATCTGCACACAATATTGTCAAAATATGCTACTAAAGACGAAATCCCACGGATTAATACTGACGGATTGACGATTGACACCTCAAACTTAGCTACTAAATCAAGTGTTGAAACACTTGCAAATAAAGTAACTGAGACTTCAGAGGCGTTAAAATCTGAAACTAAGTTACGAGCTAATTCTATTGCAGCTATTGACAGTAAAATCACTACTGAAGTTGATCGCAGCTCTAAGAAAGATACAGAACATGATGATGAAATTGCGTCATTAAAACGCACGAAAGCTGATCAATCACACAGACATGCGATTAGTGATATTGCTAATTTACAGCATAGATTAGATAGTAAAGCACCTAATACACATACTCACAGCTTTAGTGATATTACCAATAAGCCAACGACTTTGGCAGGCTACGGTATTACAGATGCGATCAGTAGTGATACAACAGCATTTGTTACATCTGATGCTTTAAACCGAGCATTAACAACAAAAGCATCAATCAACCATCAGCATACAATTACCGAAGTCTCTGGGTTACAAGGTATTTTAAACAATAAGTTAAATTCAAATGCGTCTGCTCGTTCTGCTCAAAAACTGACAACGCCAAGACGGATTAATGGCATTGCTTTTGATGGCACACGGGATATTACTCTGCCTACTGCCAATGTATCTTGGTCAGCTATCAGCAATAAACCAGCAAACTTTACGCCATCAGCACACAGACATGCGATTGGTGATATTACTAATTTACAGCGTGAATTAGATAATAAAGCAAACAGCAATCATAGCCATGCTTGGAATAGTATTACTGATAAGCCTACAACACTCACAGGCTATGGTATTACAGATGCTATGCGGACAGACACAGATTCAGAAACCACAGGATTAATCAGTATTAACCGTGCTGATAGCTATATACAAGGTAAACAAGGCAGTGTGAGACGCTGGTATGTTGGTAGTGGGTCATCATCAAACCATAATGTCCAGCTTAGCAATTTAACCTATAACACACAGCTTGAGCTTACAAATAACAGAATTACCAGTAACAAACCTTTATATGTAGGTACAAGACGGGTTTTATTAGAGGGTGATGAAACAGCATCTACAACCGTCCAAGTAACTAACCACCCAACTATTACTTTAACCCTTGGTGCAACATTAGAGATGACCACTTTTGTCTATTCCAATGGGCGTATTGTACATAGATTAAATTATAAGAATATGACGAAACCAGCACTTACTGCACTAACTTCATCTAGTTCTCGTACCAAAACACTGACAGTAAACTTACCCACAGCAATGCCAAGACAAGTTGTGCAGGTTAATGCTCACTTCTACGACAGTGGGTACATTGGTTATGCTTCTTCTCTTTTGGCTGTGTGGAAACTAAGCGAAACTACTAACAGTACAGTACCACTAAAAATATCAGATACAAATAGTTCTAGTAATTTTTCAGGTTTTTCAGATTTAGTTGTTACTATAGAGGGTTTTTAATGCACTATATTAAATTAATTGATGACAAGGGTCATTTTGAATTTATTCATGAAGATTTTTTATATCTATATAGCGATACAGCAGATTTTATTGCGATTGCTCAGGAAGATTATCAAACTTATGTTCAATCTGTAAACCAAGAACTCATCTACCAACATGGTAAGATTATTAGTCTAACTAATCAAATATCTGCTGATGAGATAAAACAAACAAACCAAGAGCTGGTATGGTCAGATATCAAAGATAAACGAACCAAGCATGCACATTCAGGTGTTTATGTCGCTTCAGTAGATAAATGGTTTCATACTGACGAATCTAGCCGTATTCAGTATTTAGCATTAATAACATTACCCAGTCTTCCTGATAATCTACAGTGGAAGACTATGGATAATAGTTTTATTACATTAACAAGACCGTTACTCATTGAATTAACATCTGCTATGTTAATCAAAGAACAGCAAGATTTTATGAATGCAGAACGACACAAACAGCGTATGATGCAGGTAGATAATCCTTTGGATTATGACTACTCAGACGGATGGAGTGCTATTTATGCATAGAAAAGTTTATTTAGCATTATATAAAGGGGGAGCTGACAAGTTCTCTTACCGTTTTTATGATGCAGTGACACGCTTTTTCACACGAGGTCAATACTCACATTGTGAGATTGCAGTACACATTCACAACAACATTTATCAGTGCTATTCATCGTCCATTCGTGATGGCGGTGTGCGTCGCAAATCAATGATGCTCGATGACAAATGGGACTTAATCAAGCTGGATATTGATGAGTCGCAAATCAGACATTTTTACGATGCGACAAAAGGATCAGGCTATGATCTCTTAGGTGCTTTAGGTGTTGTTTTGGGATTACGGCAACATACACACAAATACTTTTGTAGTGAGTGGTGCTTTGAAGCGATCACAAACAAGCAAGATGGCTGGCGATTTAGTCCTAATGATTTATACGCAATAAAATCAATTTTAACTCGCCGACATTAATGTCGTCGACATACCCACAGCCCTTGTAAATCAAGGGCTTTTTTAGGAGCAAAAAAATGAGTGAAACAACTCTAACCGAACTATCACGCACCGAGGCACAGGTATTACAGAGCTTTATCGCACAGGTGGACTTTTGGAAAAACCAACATGGCGATAAAGCTGCCACCATTGAAGTCATCTACTACCCTGAGGATGACGGCTTTGAGGTGGCGAACGGTGAGCCTAACAACGGCGTGCTAAAACGCAATCGCACCACGGCGTTTCGTGCTGATCTGTTGGCATGGGCGTCTAACCAGTTACGCCAATTACAAGGCTGGGACAACAGCCAAACGGTCACCGAATTTAGCCTATCTTATAAAAATGACCGTTATGGGGTGCGTGCTGCCCTTGCTAGTGAAGCCAAAGCCGATGATGCAAAAGCACCAAATGAAGCATAACACAATCAAAGATAAGGAAATTTACTTTCCTTATCTTTTTATTTGGAGGGCTTATGCCATTAAACAGCGACTTTCAAAAACCCACAGTAGACGGGCTAATTACGCTCTTTGAGCTTGACGCAAGTAAACTGGGGGCTGGCATTTTACGCTTTCACGGTCATAACCACGAGCATAATGATGGCGTGATTGTCTTTCGTGGCAAAGCGTACAACCCCCAAGCCC